ATATCTTCGTTTTAAAATCAATCTAATCCGATATAAAATGAAGATGATGTAAAATATATTCCACCATTTGGTGCTGGTGTTGTTAATGCCATGCTTTGTGTTGCCATTACTATGACTCCACTTTGTGATACGGTGAGTATTGGTTGATTGTCAAAATTCTTTATTATGAATATATCATTTATATCACTTTTAATTAGCAATGATCCAGTAATAACAGCACTACCGGAGAATGGGAATCCATTAAATGCTCTAGATGCCGTTAATGCAAAACTAGAAGTAATATCATATAATGAACCGGTACGTATTTGCCCCGGTCTTAACTGTCTTGCCATGTTATGCCCACCTTCCATTTATAATTATAACATCGGCTGGTTCTATATCATATCCTAGCATTGTCGTATTAAAAACAATTGCTTGTGTTGCAAGATTATTAGGTGTCCATGTATAAACTTGTTTATCAATATATTGTCCATTGATATACAAATTAAATTCATTTTTAGTTGCAGATGTAGTAGTAATTGGATTTGTTGCGGTTAGTGCTGCTACTGAAATTGTAGTTGCAGATCCATATATACCCGTGCGATCGGTTAACTCGGTTAGATAGGCAAATGTTACTGCATCTATTTTGGAAGTTGATCCGCCACCGGAAACTATAATAGATCCACCACCGGCTATAATACTCTGTGATTGTAGTATTTGTTTAGGAATAATTGTGCTGCTAAATACGTCAGCTCCTACATCTATTACTTGTTCGAATGTTAATTTTTTAACCGAATACATTTTTTTCAAAGTAGATATTCTAGTTTCATGGGCTGACAACAATGTTCCGGTAACAGTTAATGGAGCTGTGGCTCTAACTAGGCGATCTTCCCCTACCGTATTAACTGTTTCAAAACTAAATTGTCCTAATGCCGTTGGAAATTTATTTGATTCATTACCCCATGCAAATCTTCCGTATGGTAAAATTTGATCTACTAATGAATTCAATTGATCGGTAAAATCACACCAAAGCATCATGTCATATTCAATTGTAACGTATTTAGGAATATCAATCAACGTTAATTGTTCCGAGTTTTGTGGTTCATTTTCTGGAACCGGGAAGTAATCTTCTGCGTATCGATTTCTTGCATTATACTTGCCTTTATATGCCAATTGGTTTCCGGGAAATGGTCGGTTAACATCAAGTGTACGAAAATTATCTCGTTCCATTGCTGAGTTTCGTTTCAACATGATTACCGGAGATTGAAGCATTCCTTTTTCATCTCGTAAGTAACCCAATCGACGAACATTGTCCCATTTTTCGCCATTTGCAAATATAACAGGAACTGCTAGCAGTTGACCGTTAGAAGTAATCTCAGGTCGTATTTCATTTTCAATATACCACTTAATGGCAAAGTCAATATCATACAGTGTTCGTTGTGCTGTGCGGATAACATCATCATCTCTACGAGTTTGTTGCGCACGATTTAAAATCAAGTCATCAGTTAAACCTTCCGTGCGTACCGGGTTAGGTTTATTGGTTTTTCGATCTATATTGTCTCGATTTAATCTTGGCATCGTTATCCTTTAAATGCCGGAGACAGGTTGTTACCGCCTCGACGTATATTTGTTATGCTTTGTTGTGTTTGTCGTGTTGCGTGTGCGTTACACAAAACTGAGACGCTATATCCATGGGATGTTCCGTTCGGCCATGTTTCTGGATTTTTACCTGCAAAATATTGATTTGCATCGGTATTATCAATTTCATAGTATTCATTGTCCCAGAATATTATATCACCAACTTCTGGATAAAAGTCAGCTCGTTCTAGTATATCTCGGGAAACGCCAAACTGTGCTGTACGAGTATAAGAATGACCATAATCATCCATTGTTGCTGATTTCTCATCCTTAGTTATTAGGCAAGGAATCAAAATAGAATTGTAATATTGCTTAGCTGTTGCTTCACCGTATATATTTGAATTGCTTGATTCAACTAACAATTTAAAAAATTCAATTTCAGTGTCTACAACTGAATTTAACAACTCAGAATTAATTGCTGCTAAAAACTTTGCGTCTCGTATACCTCCAAAAAGTGCCATAATATTTTCCTTTACCCAACATAAATTTTTAATGGAACTTTTGCTAATATTTCATTCATTTGAGTTGCTTCTGCATTCTGACGGGTAAGCATTGCTTCCCGTGTCATCTTGTCTAAGAATTCTCGAAGTTGAGTAATTAGAGCTTCTTTTTCGGCTTGGCCTTGACTTGTAAGTTCTGAGCCATTTAGTGTTACTTCTGAATTAGGAATTGGAACTGTGCTATATTTGCCTCGAACTAATCCTAACATTTCTTTTGCCGTTGCCGCTCCGTATTTTATAATCCAAGCACGCCCCATATCATTAATGCTACTGTATGTTTGATATGTATATGGTATATTGGATGCGTCACTTACAACCGACTTTAAAAGAGCGGTATTACCAAATAACACAGCATCATTATTTTTTTCTTCTTCAAATATAAATTCAAACCAAACTTGTCCGTAAAATATAGATGAAGCCGAAGAACCAGTTCCAGATGTTGGTATTGGCCAAAACTTAATATCATCCCCGTGAATCTCAAATGTGTAGTGAGACTTACGTATTTGATCATTAAACTCGATAGCTTGCAATCTCATTAAATCTGCGTGGATTGGCATCATCATGAAACTAATGGAAGGGGAGAATCCTCCAAAGTTAAATGAATCTAGTAATTGTTGAGATCCTAATCCTGTTCCTACAAATGGATCAAAATATCTAACAATTGCAGGCGGTGGATTATGAAGTACCCGTTTTATTTCAATTGAACTTGTATTTGATAATGTTATTCCTAATGAGGCAGAAACTGCTGTGCGTATACTGTAAGTTTGTTGGCCAGGAATCATATCGACTCTAGCTTTACGCCATTTTACAGTACCTCCACTATCTGCTTCTGTTCCATATGCTTTTGATAGTTTAGATATATATCCAAATGAATTTCCTACAACACTATCAGTGAAACTAGAACCAGACATAAATCCAGCTTTTGTTTGTATACCTAATGTGTTCATTAAGTTGTTAACAATGTTAACTTGATTAACTTGATTTGAATATTCAATCGTTGCTGCTTCAAATGCCGTATAGAAATTAATATCTTGTAGTTCAACATCCATAATTGGATATCCAATATGTTGTGCTGCATACTTGGCAAACTTATCTGCTTGTGCTTGGAACATTGGATCGTTGTCAAAAAATCCAAATGGAGTTGACCCCACAGTAAATGATGAGCTACCTGGCCAAATTGGTTTTTGAATACTGTAATCCATTGTTCTTTCCTTTATATATAAATACCGTTATTAATCATTTAGACGATTTAAAATATCATCTAAAGCTTCGTGTCGGTGATTGTCTAATAAAATAATTTCATTGACCCATTTTGAATCTCGAAGTTTAGGTACGTCGTGTGTTGCTGAATCATTTTTAGCTTTTAAATCTACCTGATATTTATCCCCACACAATATCATGATGCTATCTTTACCTAAACGAGACAATACCATTTTCAATTGTTCTTTTGTTAAGTTTTGGAATTCATCCACAATACAAACTGCATTGTCAAATGTTCTTCCTCGGAAGTGTGCTAATGAAACAAGTTCAATAGTTTCTTCTTTTTCCATTTTTTCTAGTAGCTCTGGTTTATTATACACTTTGCGCATATTGCTACGAATTGGAACTAGCCATGGCTCCATTTTTTCTGTTAATGAACCTGGCAAGAATCCGTTATCTTCATTTGATACGGTTGGTCTCGTTATAATAATTTTATTTACTCGACGTTTAAAAAACATATCTAATGCAATTTGAACTGCTAATAATGTTTTTCCTGATCCGGCTTTTCCTACTATAAAATTAAACGGAGTTTCTATTATCTTTGACTTCGCTTCTTTTTGTTCGGCTGATAATATAATTGAAAATTTAATGTCATTCTTTGGTGGAGTTTTCTCCTTGTTTGTTGTAGCCATATTAACTTGCGTTATTGTTGTTAAAATATATTATGTTAATTTAGTAAGCGTAGATTCTTGAAGCGTCATATCTTTCAATGTTTCAATTTTGCCTAGTGACAGTTTTCTAATCGCAAAAAAGGTAGCTCGGGCTGCATATGGCGTCATTACCTTAATTGTAATTAATTCTCTATCAGGTCCTAGATCTGTTTCAATATGCACCATAAGTACCAATCTAATTGCTCGTAGTCGGTCCAACACATCAACTAATCGACCATCATATCGAATTATAGCTTGCATTGAGTATTTATATCTATCAACTGCCATATTACTTCTTTTAGTATAAATATTTGGATAGTAAAAAAGGGATAACATTTCTGCTATCCCTTTGAGTGTAAATAATTAAGTTATTAATTATAGAGAGTTCAATCCGTGTACATACACTTTACCATAGAATTCAGGTCTAACCACTTTCTTCGCGTAACGTGTCATAACACCTTTACGTGGAGTGAAGTTAACTGGATCATATACAAGTGGAGTCATGATTAAAGGAATGTATGGGCTAAATACAGCACCCGTTTCAAGGAACTGCGCACCACGGAATCCCATAAGGATTACATTTTCTTTCATGTATGGATTCTTGTAAACTGTGTAACGATTATTAATCGCACCAATTTTCTGAACACCAGCTGCAAATTCCATTTTAGTACCATCTGTATCTGCTGCAAATCCTGGGATTGATTCCAAGACAGTTGCTACTGCAGGACTAGTTACTAAGAAGTTTGCACCACCTCTTAAAGTTTTTTGGTGAATCTTGTTAGATACTTTTTGAAGTTTAGTACCAAGAGTTTGGAACCAACCACCTTGA